ACACTGCAACATTTCATGGTGTCGTATAACAAATCTTTGAATGTAGGCGCGTCGTTATAAAATCGACAGTTTGCGCCAATATTTGTTTTAGTCGAGATGCACCATTCATTGTCATAAAACATGTTGATCATGGTTCCATCAATGAATTCTTCGATACAAGAAGAATCGCATGAAAATTCTTCCTTGAATGTTTGAAACGGAACCGATTTAGGTGGAGAAAAACTAACCAACTCTTTCTTACTGTTAAACACAACAGACCGGTAAATGCTTAATTCGGTCGCATTCTCCGTGGTTAATTTTTTTTTGTCGTAATGAACGAGCATCTGTTTCCCTCCAGACTTACACACCAAATTTGGGTTTACGTTATGGTATTGTTCAAGTAGGAACATCTGTATACACAACCTAAGTAAGGTGTTTTTAAATATAGTTAAACTATTATATTAATTTCTGAACTATGTATAAGATAAATGAGTCTATCCATAAAAATAAATGATATTGTCGGAATGAACACTGAAGATAATCCTTATCTGGTAGATTACATTGATGATGATAAAATCACGCTGGTCAATCAAAATGAGACGCTTACCCGTGCAATAAAGGACGGAAAAATCGACGATGATAGTATAAAATCATTGTGTATTTTAAGTAGGACCAACGCTGGATACGCCGAAGCGCATGGCTTCGTTAGGGAACAATGGGTATTTTTGAAGATGCCCTTATATTCATTTGAGGGAAATGCTAAAATCACGAACACCTACAATGACAGCGACATGATTCAACTGTTTCTTGCAGGGCTCTACGTGTACATCGACTTCGCATACAAGGGGTTGCCTGATTACGTTGAATCGATTACAATTATTAACTCGCCTGAAGTGGTCGTAGACGACTATTTTGAAATACGATTTGGAGACCAAGAAGAAATTCAACAATTTTCATTGTCGGAAGACAAACACAGGTACAACATTTTAGACCAGACCAACGATATGCAAGATAAAATTACAAAGTCTATCTCCGATGTGACCGAACAAATTAGGAATGATGTTCACACCATGATTCAAAGATATACTGAACTAAGAGAACTCTATTCCTTGTTTGACGCCACAAAAATTATCGAAGGAGCAAAATATTTCGGGAAAAACTTTAGTCCCATGGTGGATTACGTCATGGAAAATAATTACGTGGGGTGGTTGATTCCTACCATTCGTGTGAATCGAAATGTATATACGGACCTATCCATTCAAAACGAGAACGTAACCATCGTGCCAACCGACATGCGAAACGACTTGATCAATGAAATGTCAACGAAAAAAAAACCCAAAAAAACGTTACAAATGGAGTGGGTCAATCCATTTCATACAGTTCTCCCCTCTGCCAAGATTATCAACCATCGAAAAGAGATATTCGTGTCCGACGCGTCGAGTAGTCAAATTGTTGAAATTGGCGGTCCAGAAGTTTCGTACGAAGATTTAATCAGGAGTTCTGCCTCCTCAAATACGATGATTGGGTTCGCTTACACGTACGGGCTGAACCACAAAAAAATAAAATATTCTGAAAAGTATCCGAATATGCACGTAATCATACATGACCGAGATATTTCAGACAAAATTAACGTGGTGCATTACAATGTATTACCCCAATGGACGATTGACTACTACAACATTGATTTTCCAGGAACAAACATGGTTGTGAAGAGTAACTTGGATAAAGAATCCTCTGCTTATTGGAGGGCGTTCAACCGTTTCAGGTTTCAAGAGGATATTCAACGGGAGTATTCGCACGATAATTATTCGGCCTACATCCGCGACATTGTCCCATCGACCACCTCTATTCTAAAGAAATCGAAGAGCGATAAATCGTTGGTGTCGTTCACGCGCATATTGGAACTTTTACAACCGTACAGGATCGAGAGACAACACATATCCAAGAAAATGTTTCAACGCATTCGCAAGATGTTAGAGAAAAACATCCAATACTTTACGTGTGAATTGGACGCCAGGAGGTTCGTTTTCAACGGCCTTTCAAAAAAGTATCATGCTAAAAAAACAGACGCGCCCCAATCAATCATTCTACAAATGCAGACGATTCCTGAGTTTAAAAAGGTGATGGAATATTTTGTGAATACCCCGGCGGACACCTCCTCTGAAATCATGAACAATATTATACGAGGTGACGGTGCAAACGTGTTCATGACCGAATTGTCGTTGAACACTGTCTATAATAGGTACCCGATAACGTATGCAGATTTACCAACTATAACAACGAATGATGACTGTGAAAAATACAACAACGACGAGAATAAACATTATAAGTCAAAAGATGAATTAAATTCAGACGCAGAAGACGGCGATTGTGCGATCGTCGATTTACCGCTTCCTAAAACCTACTTTCGACGTGAAAAGGTAAAAGGGAAAAGTAAATGGGTTCAACGCGAATTGTCTGATATGAAACCAGCCGACCCCGCATGCAACACCGAAACATCCTGTATTACCGCGTTCACCCAATGCGATTCAACTACAAATACTAAATTCAAATTAAAGCAGACAATCATTGACAAGATGAGCAATGAATTTGAAAATACAAGGAGAGAATTGGAAGGCGAGCGAATGACGATGTTGGAGAAAAAGCTCTCGTATTTCATAAGTCGTCTTCCAATCCTTAAACAAACCCGAACGGATAAGCAAATGAAAAATAATAAATACTACAACGATATTGCATCGCGTCTTAAAGATATAAACGTGGTCGAATCTCCCTACGCCAAACTTCGCGATGAGATTTTAGGAGATGAAGACTCTCCAACCAAACAACGAAGCATTCTCAGATTTGTAGCCGAGTTTACCAGACCACCCAATAAAGATGAAAATCAACATTGGTTATTGTGCAAGGAAACGTCGGTTCTATTATTGCCTTTGTTTTTTTTATCATTAGCAAGAGTCCACGAAAACGGAGACGTTTTCAGGGCAACCCTTGAGGAAATTTGCAGAACGAATGGTAAACTTTCGGATGACGGAGACTACATTGTAGATCAATACAGCGGATACATCCTCCGAAATGTAGGATTTAGTACCGATGAAGGGTATGACGTGTCGGGGAGAAAAATGAAATCGAGAGAGATTGTCCAAAAAGAAGAAACTTCAAAAATAAATAAAGATACGATTCAGAGTAGTCGACTCAAGAATTTGATGAATCTCACTGGAATTGCGTTGGACGACGAGGACCGAACCCATATTCTTGCGTGCATCAACAATCTCACTTCAGAAGAAGAATTGTTTTTTATGGTCGGGTATTTAATATTATATGTTAAAATTAAACATCTACCAACCAAATCATTTTTGGGTTGCGATAATATAAAATCATTCGACAATGATGACACAGTAATTTACATGGCGTGTGTAATGAAGAAAACATTTGTTGAATTAAAAACTATAAAAAATAAAACTGCAACATCAATAGTCGACCAATTAAAACAAGTCATGGAAAATATTTTATCGGAAGATTCACTGATATCAACGATTCAGCCGCCCTCGTCGGTTGAAAAACACGACACATACAAACTTGATTGGAATACCTTTTTACCACCACTTCAAAAAATAAACATTAAATTCGAACCATTGCCTAAATCTGCTAAAACGAATGAATTAAAGCTTTCTGGTAATATCACGATGGCAAGTATGACGATCATTCAAGGAGTTCAAAAAGTCCTGGACGGAGGATTCTCAGCGTTATTAAAAACTGCGTCCAATGTACCGTTTACCAACAACACCTGTTGTCATGAAAAGCCAGGTAGTGTATATAAATTCTTCAAAACAAATAACGTTGACATTGATATTATGAACAAAATTGTGCGTGATTTATCTCAACGCATCGACCATTTGCGTCTATATTCAAGGCCGTATTATTTGTTCGATAAAACTCCGACATTCAAATCCATGTCAAGAGTATCGGAGACATTTAGCGAGAAAATAATGTATCGAGGTTTTATTGCCTTTTGCAAAAACAGCAAAGAATGCGACTTCAAAGTCGATGAAAGCCAACCACTGGAAGCTCAGATTGAGGATTTGAAAAACAAAGAAGTTGTTGTGAACAGCGGCACATTCAATGATTTATTAAAGAAGGTGAACCACAAATCGATGATTCATTCCGATCCAAAATATTGTGAAATTAAAGCAATAGATGGTATCGACGATGTTACATTGGAGGCTATCGACAAAAAAATACGTGCTCTCATTGAAAAAATTAAAATCTTAAATAATCCGAAAATCAACCAATTTTTAGATGCTATAATACGTGATTTTCTTGATACGTTCGTCTTTGAACTTTCTCTTTCTGAAATTTATTCACTTGTTGATTTCGCTAAAAACGTGACCTCCATATTTCCTACCATGATAAACAACGACATTCAGGACAGAAATAATCAATTGATTCCACCCTATTTACCAGACAAACAAAAGGCTTCGTTGAAACAAACCATCATGAATTATTATAGGTCCTTGTATGATTTGTCAAAAAACATGGTTGCCATTGAAGACGACACGTTTTTAAAAGATATTTTGTTGTCCAATCCAAAAACAGGTTACTATCTTTTCATGGTAGTGTTGGAACGATTTGACGACCTTATTAAAAGGAAAGGTAATTATGTGTCGGATAACGTCATTTCTTCCTTTATAGAAATATTCAACAAGGATTGGGAAATAGCACGATATACTGAAGAGACGATAATGAGCCATGTTAGAACGTTCGAGAGAGATGAACGGCGAAAAATTACAAACAGATTCGAAAAGATGTCACCCGAGCAAAGATCCCTCGACAACCTACTGAGGTCACTTAAATTAGGCCCGTGGCAACAAGACAGTCAGGGTAACTCTAAAGCAGTTGAAGGCGCGGTTGAAGGCGTGGTTCAAGGCGCGGTTGAAGCGAATGATTTAGAGTATGATTCCGGGGATGAACTGAATGGAGGACCAGATGAAGGAGACTACGCCCAAAACGAGGACGGAGAATACGTAATATGACGAGTACGATCCATGAAAAACTAATAAAACATATTTTATATGAATATGTTGAATATTGCGATTTGTGTATTTCTAATTCTATTTATTGTTATACAATTCATAAAACCATCGTTTTTATACAGACAAGACGGTTCGTTGCGTGATTTTGGAGTCGGCTATCGTAATAAAACAATTGTACCCATGTGGCTTGTTGTGTTGATTTTATCCATTTTTTCATATTTTGGCGCATTATGTTACTCGTCTACATAGTAGACGCGAGACGACTTAACTGTAGGAGTGTCCTCCTGCACTACGCTTTTATTGTAGGTATCGGACTGTTGTTCTACAGAAGTTTTACAAGTTTCGTTCGCCAACAGATTGTACGAAGTCGAGATGGTGACAAACCCAGTTAACATGAACCAGACCCATTCCGAAATTAGTTCTTTCATGAAGACTAAATTTTGAATTAAAACAATTACTTGCTGTTTGATGGTCGCGTCGTCTATATTGAATACATTCGTTTCAAGAAGAAGCGCTTCAATATCCTCAATGTTACTCATGTTGATTTGATTGATAAACAACAAGGGATCATTTTTGACCATGATAAGGTCTTTCTTGACGTGATTCGTTAACTCTGACGTTGAAGGGGACAACAACGCGAGCATGTACCCAAGCGTGTTAGAGAAAGGCGACTTCCAGCCAGGGAAAACAGTGATTATAACAACCATCATCCCAAAAATAAAAACCCATGGTAAGAAAGTTGCTTTGAAAACGATTCCTGCATTTGAAAATCCACACTTGTCTTGAAACACCCCCATGTTTACAAAATACATGAGGATGATGGAAACCATAACATAGAGGACTGGCCAAAACCATTGCTTACCGTTTACGCTATATTTTAATATAAAAAAGCCAAACGTTCCCCAGAAAAATATGTTGAAGGTGTCTGTCAGAGAAGCCATTATAGATAGAACCACATATTTTTTTATGTACAATTACTAATTATGAATCCATCATTAACCGAACCTGGTATAAAAACGTATTTTTTAAATTCTCTCAGACAATGCAATCATCACAAAGAAAACACCACAAACCTAACGTTTAATCTCATTCTGTTGGGTATATTGCTCCTCATTGTAGGAAGTATTTTAGGAGCGATGTACAAAGGGAAACCCAACTTGTACGAGAAAAATCAACGATTAGAAAAAGAACGCCTCTACATCGTGGATAAGATTAAAACGATTCAAATAGATAAGCAACGTGACCGAAACCAATTAATCACTGGACTTCCAATCTTTACTTAAAAACGTCTGAATATTATCATAAAATGCACGATACAATTATTCAAACATTACAACAGTTCCATTCCAACAATAAAATTCCCAACATTCTGTTTCACGGTCCGTCTGGAAGCGGTAAAAAAACAATCGTGTCGACCTTTATCAAAATGATTTACAAATCATCCGACGACATTGAACGGTATGTGATCACCGTCAACTGTGCGCATGGTAAGGGTATTAAATTTATTCGAGAAGAATTAAAATTTTTCGCGAAAACAAATATTAATGTCGAAAAAATGTTCAAAACAATCATCTTAATTAACTCTGACAAATTGACGTGCGACGCGCAATCTGCCATGAGGCGATGCATTGAATTGTTCAGTTTCAGTACTCGTTTTTTTATCATAACCGAAGATAAGTCTAAATTATTAAAACCAATATTGTCGAGATTTTCAGAAATTTACGTACCTCTTCCGTTAATCGACGGGAACGAGGTCAACCTTCACCAGCACTATTTGAATAATTTGTACACGTTTAATTTTAAAAAATCCGGTTTAGAAGGTTTCATGGAAGAACCCGACAAAATATTGCTCGTGAACCAGTTGTACGAACACGCGTACAACGCGATAGACCTAATTGATTATGTAGATAAATATGAAATGAATACAATTAAAAAATATAGAATCATGATATTGTACAATAAAATCAAACGAAATTATAGACATGAACAATTGTTGATGTACACTTTACTTTTTCATATTCAATCCGTTTAGAATGAAAAATAATACTATCATTTTAGAATATGGATGACTACGACACGATCACGTTAAAAGAAGGGCAACACGAATGGGCGCTCAAATTAGTCAATATATTGTCACCTGTTATTATTGACGGAATCAATTCAATGTACGGCGAATCCTTGAAATTATGCGAAGAAACGGGAGAGCACAGCAAATATTTGATGACGTTCCAAAACTTTTTGGCGCGTGTTCCGCAGTGGAACAATGAACTTGTTCGAAAGGAGTGCGCGCGTATCGTAGAAAAGTCTGGATGCGCCTACCTCGAAGACTTGATCTCATGTGTCCACATAATTCATCTGAAAATTCTTACTACGATTCGAACCGGCAAAACGCAAAAAAAAATAGAAATCGACATACCCAAAATTGACCAATTCATTCACAAGGTATACATTTACTGTTCGAGAGAATTGTACGAGAACATGTATTTGTTTCAACAGAACGTTGAACCATTGGTATTCCAAAAAAATCGTAAAAAATTAAGTAATACCGTAAAATCAGCAATCCTTGATGCGGTAAGGTGTAGTATTCCAGTCGAACAACTCTTGCGGGCTTATTTGGACGAAACTACCGATTTAATTCTTACCAATGAAAAAGAAGAAGTGAAAGAAGAAGCGAAAGAAGAAGCGAAAGAAGAAGCGAAGGGGGCGGCGGCGGCGGCGGCGGGCGGAGGCAAACCTAAAGAAACCATTTCCTTTTCGGACGAAGACTTTGCAATATCGGTTGACAGAAGAGAGGAAGTTGTTGTTGCACCGAAGAACATAGAACGATTACAAAAAATCTCTTACGAACGTCAGGCTGCCGCAAAGGCAGCAGAAGAAGAAGAAGAAAATAGTTACGACAAAATTAAAATTCTCGGCGACGTTTCATTAGACATAACAGAAATTGAGTCGAACCATAAAAATGAAACTAAGGAATCATTATTAGGTGATATTATCGAGATTCTCTAATTGCGTATAATAATCTGTGTTTATAAAGAAGTGAATTGTAATGAAGAATAACTTGCTTATTTCGGGTATTATTACGCTTATTTTTTTTATCATTCAATTTGTTATTAAATGTAAATACGAAAATGCGGATAAACTCGACAAACCTTTAAAATCCGTTATTAAAGATTCTATTATCACTTTCTCAAGCGCATACGTTGGGTTCATGATTTATGACAAGTTTTTCACACAAGTAGTGAATGTAACACCTGTTTTTATAGAAAAGCCAAATTTTTAATGGAGAGTTATTTAGAACATATGAATAAATCTATTTAAATATTTGTTCCCATATGTAACTATTGTGGATGAATCGAAATTTTATTCATATCGTAAAAGATATATTACCTCGTCGTAAATTCATACATAGACACGAAAACTGTATCATGTATGAATTATCGGGTGCTGAATTGTTATTGATTCATGATAAATTTACCATTCCAAGTTATCAAGTAGACATCAATCGAACCAAAGTAAACTCGATGCACCGTGATTTTTTCACGAACCACGATTTTTTTCATTTGAAAAATAACATAGTATTTGGCGTTTTGCCGTACAATGAAGAGTCTATTTATATTATAGACGGACAACATAGGTTTGATATGTTGAAACAATTGCAATCTAATTTAAGCCCCTTTCTCACGAACCAAGACTTTAAGTTCAACGTTTATTTTTTTAACATTATCAATGATGACTACCAATTATCGTTGTTTCGCGAATTAAATCATGATTCTTATAAAAATCAAAATTTTATATCGCTCGGAGCTACGTTGGGGAAAAAAGTGTACGACGTGTCGGAACTCTTGAAACAACATTATGTTTTTTCTCACAAACGTACGTTTCGGGAAAACGATAAAATTTATACACTGAAAGAATTCATGCATAAAATTCAACCGTATTTGTTGACTAAACACAACGCCAAGGAAATAGTGCAAGATATACACGACAAACTTAAATTGTTCAAAGAATACGTCGAGTGGTTTACCGTAAAACCAGAAGAAGAAGAATATTACAAACGTGGTTCTTGGTTGTCCCTGACGCGTTTGAATTTTGTTGAGTTTTTGTTGGATGAGAATATTGTTCCCAACGTGATCCCCCTTCCGTCGAAACGAATGATAACTCCTGCCCTGCGTAAAAAAGTATGGGAGAAGGAATTTGGAACGCAGCTTGAAGGTAAATGTCCGATTCAATTTTGTACCTCTCTTTTGTACCGTGAAAAAGATTCGGCATTTCATTGCGGTCACATTATACCGAAATGCAGAGGAGGAGAAGATTCGATAGACAATTTACGTCCTATTTGCGCCAACTGCAACGCACGCATGGGATGCAGACATTGGGATGCATTTGACATAAAAAATGTATCAGATGCTTGAATGTGCTCATACTATACGTAAATACACCATTAAATTGATTTTTTTTTTCGTGCATCCATATAGATAACCTTCAACATGGAATTTCCAGACCTCGTACTTGCGCTCATTCGCGAATTTTCTCGACCGTGTGTGAGCAAAGAGGCCCTGCAGGAGTACCTAAAGGTAGTGCGTACATTTGGGGACTGGCCTTCCCTGAAGAGAAAAATGATGGCGCCCGACGCAGTCAGTGTTGTGCGCAAATTCAATCAAGTATCCGACCGCATCCTGGACATCGAATCCGAGTCCCAATCTATTATAAGTCGGTTGATACAAGAACATCAAGAGATCTACCAAGAAGAGGTCATGGAAGAGGTCCTGCTTGGGGGCGATATTTATCAATCTCCTCGACTGAATGAAATAAATCGATTGCTCGTCGATCTATACGACGAGAGAATTGAATACTCCCGAAACATGCGCGTGCTTGTCCATGGAGAGGCAGTTGTGCGAGAGTTCGAGAAAAAATACGGCGGATGGGTCTTGCTGTATCCTTGAAAACAATAAATGAATGTGTTGGATAATATTTTTTACGCTGTATCATATTTGTGGGGTTCACTTTTTATTTGAACTCGGATTATTTCAACTTGAAATGCAGGATGTCAAATAAATTGTAACAAAATTGAAGCATAGGTCGGGTTCAACTACACGCAAAACATGCTAAATGGAGTTCCCCGCCGAATTAATTTTAATTATTCGCGCCTATTCGCGCCCACGAATGAAATTTGTGAATGAGTATTGTGAATGCAAACAAATCATAAATTCGATAGCACTATTTATGTACGGGATTGACAACCTAATTATCGACGTCAAACTAAAACTGTTTACCGAAGATGCTGAAAACGTCATTCACGCATTTATCCGCTTAACCGATGCAATTGTTTATACCGATCAACTACGGTTTACAGTGGTTAACAATGGACATATAAACATGGAACGCGTCAACGAATTACGACGAAGAAAGGTGGCACAAGACGTCAAAGAAGACGACCTACGATTGCTGGTTTATGGGGAAAAGAGATGGCGTATGTCCAATTAGCAAGGCGTTCTGTATTTAAAAAAAATATCATCATATTTATTTTTTTTATGTACACGTATTTTTTACATGGTTAAAAATGTAATAAAGCTTTAATGATGTTGATAAAATGTTCGAGTTCTAATGAGGTCTCCTTATTTTTCTTTTTGCGATTTTCTTTGCGAACATACTTTGATAGCAGCACTAATAATTCTTCTAAGAAATCTTCGTACCTTTCGTCAATGTATGATAAATTATAAAGTTTATCCACATATGCCTGGTATGGTCCGGTAATGTTGTACACGTCCTTGGACTGAATCAGATTCATTCGATAGTTGAGGTAGATGAGGTCCATCGCAAATGTGTCCATTGATTTCGGTTGAACAAACAAATTCAATTTATTATACAATTCAGACAACGGCCTTTTTAGCTGTGAATAAAAGGGTGCAAAAGTGTAACAATAAAATATTGATATATCATACAATGAGTACGTTTGAAGAACGGTCCCCCGCTGCCGCCGCCGCATACCCCGCTGCCGCCGCCGCATACCCCGCTGAACCAGACAGTTGTTTTATGTATACGACAGATTCAGATCGTAATTTGTTTTCTAAGAAAACATACAAGGTGGGAAGAATTCTAATGAATTTGATAAAACAAATACCGTGGAATTCTTATAAATTCGACGGAAAAACAAATGTTTTGATGCCAGTCGGTGACGAAGAAGAATCATTCGAATATGTAGAGGTTGATGCAGAAGCACACTATGATGAAACATACATTCCATATTTAGTTTTTGGCGGTTCGTGCTATGAATGGTTAAATTCTCAAAAAGCCGAAAAAGACCAATTATTAGATTTACTTGTGGATCGAACAGGAGATGTTGATTTGAGACTTTTTATGCCAAAAATTACAATTACTCACGAACATCAATTCGCAATTAAATATTTTTATCAAGATTCTAAGCCAAATAGCTTACTACAACATTTATTAGACTGGATAACAGATAAATTATCATTTATATTTACACAAAGTGAAATGGTTATGGATGATATGATAGAATATGAACCAATCGAAGAAGAAGGTCCTGTAATTAAAAGGATTGCAATAAACAATTTCTTGATTACCCAGGTAGTTACGGGACATATGACTAAAATTCAAGTTTCTTGTAAATTCAAAGGTATGATACATGAGGACCATATATTAGAATTTGTTCTGGCAAGCGGCATAGATATACCGAAAGAGATTGATGATATGAATAGACCAGATCCAGAAAGTAAACTTGCATCATTTCAAATAATAGATGGATTGCGTATTCAATCAATTTCAGCATTATTTTATGGTAATAAAAATGCGCTCTTAACAGGGCGTACCAGAGATATGACTCCTAAACACAAGTATTATAATCATATTCAGCGTTTAAAATATTTAAATATGTATTATTATAATGACATTCCTTTAGAAGATATCACAGAATATATATGGTTATTTATAATTTTGAAGGGACCCGCAGATTGGAACGTGTTTGCAATACCTTTGGATGAATCGACGGATGAAATCATAAAATCTCAACTATATGGAAACCTATTGAAAAGATTAAATGATAAATTAGAAAAAATTGATTTCATGCCCTTACTCCAACTTGACCAACAAATTAAATACAATTTTCTTAATTACAAAGATTTTCACGATAAGTTTTACGTACCCTATTTAAACGAACATTTTAAAACACCTATCAGTATAAAAGACATGGTTTTATATTTCAACACATATTTTAACGCAGATATACCCGATCCGTTAAAACGCAAAAAGCCAAACCGTTGTGTTGTAAGTGGAGGGAGGCGAAACCGTAAAGAGCTGGATGAAAGGAGACACCTTGCCAGAACAAAAAAACGAAAACTATGTAAATATAAAAAAACAAAAAGAAAAAATAGGGAAGGAACTCTGCGTAAATTAAAAAAAAAATCAAAGATATAAATTATACCATGACTGGAATAGCGTCAATGTTCATCAATGGAGTCTGTACAAGGGTCTGGAGGATTGCATACTGTTTAAATATTTCCTTTTTTAGTTGATTCGTAGGGGTGTGTTTGTGCACCGTCCGCGCGATCATTTTATAGAGTTTAAAATTAGGGTAACGTTCCTCCCTGTTTTTTTTGTACAGTACGTTTCTGTCCTTATCGTCCAGACACCATTCTTCAATTAATTTTTTAAGGTCGCAATCTTGCTCGGGTAATAAATCGAGCATCGAGCACGCTAACCGACACAAATCGAAACTATGATTGGGTTCAATCCCATTTTTTTTGGAGTCAAGGTACGGTTCTATGTTATATTGAGTTGCTGCGTCGCCGTCCTTGTGGAAACTATCTGAAACAAATCGGTTTGATTTGTATCGATAAACTGCCCTCCCGAAATCAATAATCTTATAAAGTTTTCCAAAAGTAGGTACTTTGTAATAAACACTTTCATAACAGTAATACACAAATTCTTCTTCCGTTTTGACGAACATGATATTATTCGTATGCAAATCGTTGTGCGTAAAATCAAATACCTTTTGATAGGTAATTAACGTCATGATAATTTGCATCAATGCTGAAGCGACTTCCTCATGATGAATATCTTGTATCATGATGTTGTCAATAGTATCATGGCATCCTTCAACACAAATTACATGGACCGGAAATGAATTAATAGTGATCATAGGTTCTTCGTAATTAGAGTCATCAGACCAATCGTCATCCTCCGTTGATTTATCGGAACCTGTATTCGAAGATTTAGTATCATCGGATTCATCAACTGATTCATCGACGCATGTATCAACAGATTTATCGACGCATGTATCAACCGATTCATCGACACATGTATCAACAGATTTATCGACGCATGTATCAACTGATTTATCAACGCATGTATCAACCGAATTATCAACAATTGTTTCAATATCAATAAGAACATCATGTTGAATAATAATGGATGGTTTGAATTTACGAGAGGTCACTGCTGAAAATTCTTCACTTAACTTGAAAAGTTTGTTAATATTTCTGTGGAAAAAATCAGAATCTTGAACATATTCTAAATCATCTTCGACGTTAAACTTAAAATCGGATTTAAGGGCATTGAAACTTCCATAAAAATCTACTCCATGAAGGAATCCATAGTTATGTAGCAATTGACTGGACAGATAACAGAAAAATCCATCTACGTATCCCGAATTATTAACGTCTTGCGTTTTGAAATACGCTTGCTTTTCAAATTCAGGAATAGCAAGGTCACTATCTTGGTACTTTCCAACCACATACTTCAACGGATCTAACAATGGAGAGAATTTAAAGAACACATTTTTATTTTTTTCTTTGTTCTCTTTTGATAACGTACACGGAAACACTCTTTCGGTGGTAGGATTTATGTCCTTAAGTTCCCATACGGTGTTGAACTGAATCCGATTCCAATTGTTATGATTTAATGAAAAGAACCGATTGAAAATAGGGTTATAGTTATGAACATTAGAAAGTCCTAAAATGGATTCCATTTTAGTTATTAAATCCGAATTTTTAACTTTCCTATAAAACAATTGAAACATGTCCATATTGTTACAAATCTAATAATATGTAGAGTTTCAAACTAATAAGTTATAGGAAAGTGCGTAAATTGAAAAAAGATAATTAGGTCACACAATACTATATGACATTGGAATTAAAAAAATTTGACATGCGAAATATTACGTTTAAACCAGATGAAAGTTCTGGGCCTGTAATTGTTCTGATTGGAAGGCGTGACACCGGTAAAAGTTTTTTGGTGCGTGATTTACTTTTTCATCATCAAAATATTCCCATCGGTACAGTCATTTCAGGAACGGAAGCTGGAAACGGATTTTACAGCGAACATATTCCAAAAATATTCATTCATCACGAATACAATACGGATATCATTGCTAATATTTTAAAACGACAAAAAACATGCCTGAATCAAATTAGGGTAGAGAATCAGCACACAAATCGGAGTACGATTGACCCCAGAACATTCGTAATTTTAGACGACTGTTTGTACGACGCAGGGTGGGCGAAGGACAAGCTGATGCGTCTGTTATTCATGAACGGACGACATTGGAAAATTATGTTAGTCATCACGATGCAATACCCTCTTGGTATCCCTCCTAATTTGAGAACGAACATCGATTACACGTTTATTCTACGAGAACCTTACATTTCGAATCGTAAGAGAATTTATGATAATTACGCGGGTATGTTTCCAACGTTTGAAGCATTTTGTCAAGTGATGGACCAGTGTACGGAAAACAATGAATGTTTAGTTATTTGCAATAATGCAAAGAGCAATAAACTAACGGATCAAATATTTTGGTACAAGGCAGAACCACGCAATAAATTCAAATTAGGTTCTAAAGAATTTTGGGAGTTATCCAAAGACATTGGCGAGAACGATGATACTCAAATGTACGACCCAACTGCCCGAAAAAAAAACGCAGGTCCCCTCATCCAAGTGAAAAAAACGAGATGGTAATTCAACTTAAAGAACTTTCGCACATCGACGTAAACAATAAGAAGATGTAATAATTTATCAGGGAAGAAATGGACGAAAGAATAATAAGCGACCAGTTTTTGTCATTTTTTAAATACATGAAAATTGTGGTAATTATTATACTCACAGCACTAAACAAGGAGAGGAGAGAAATTATCTTAAAAAATAAACAGTTCTGCTTTCCTAAGGTAGGTACTAATGAATCAAGAAACATATGATATATACGATTAATAAAATAAAAAGAAAAATATATGGATCAAAAATATAAATTATTGCAACAACATTCTAATTTCACAAAAGCGAACAAAATTGCTCGTCGCATATACGGTCAACCGTTGAGCGTATCAACGAGAAAATTTAAAAAGTACATGATAAAGGACCCCTTCACAAATAAATATATTCATTTTGGAGACATTCGTTACGAGGATTTTCTGTTCCATAAAAACCCCAACCGACGTGACTCCTATTTAAAACGTAGTGCGGAAATAAATGGACCATGGAAGAAGGATGAGTACTCGCCGAATAATTTATCAAGGCGCATATTGTGGGTTGAAGGGTACACGTAAGCATAATTACGGATGATGTTGAGACGGGTTCTTTCTCTGTTTTTATGCTTACGCTGGTCATCGCCTCCAAAATTCCTCGAAATTATCTATGAAATCTAAGGAATGAATGGTCATATTAACTCTTCCTTTTCGCAGTTTGAAGGTTGTTGTTCTTCAATATGGATGTCGAACTTATACGTTACCTTAAGACCGTCTCCCTCGTATATATCGTTTGTTCGTCTTTCTTTGTTTGTTGCGACGTGTTCTTTTACGGCGGTTTGAACCACCCTTCTGATTGTGTTCTTGTTTCAACCGCCATTTTTCTGCTTCTAAATGTCTTTCTGCTTGTAAATGTATTAGTTTTTCTGCTTGTAAATGTCTTAGTTTTTCTGCTGGTGCTAATGATGCTGAATCTATATTTATTCTTGCTTTGTATTCTGAGTCATGCCTTCTTCTTCTTTGTGGTCCTAAACTTCTTTCTCTCAATACTTCCAGATCAAAATTTTGATCTGCTGCCATTATTGTATATCTAAATATTATAATTTTTATACATTTTAAATATACGTTTCTAAATCGTTCAGTAAATTAAAGTTTTCACACGCTATTAAGGCGTTCATAATATTATGAACCGAATCATTCGTTGGCATAGATAGTTGGTTTTGAATATGTTTAAGAAATTGACTATCCTCTTGATATTTTCGTATGAGTACATTGAACATGTCAATTATAAAAATCAAAGACGCTGGTGGCTGATTTATAAGCATTCTTAAAGTACAAAAAAGTTTATCTTTAATTTTCAAGAGCCGAAGTTCATCCTCGAATGAATGCATTGCATAATAAAAAAGGGTTGTCTTTAAGCGTAAATAGATTTTTACTTTGAAAATAGTATATCCAGTATTACTATATATGAGGGATTTATTTACAATAGGTGTACTTATACTGATTGCTTTGGCGGCAAGATACATTTACAACAAATATAAACAGGATCAAGAATCATGCGACTCCATTGAACAATACAGATTAGTGTCCGAGTATTTTGTGGGCGATAAAACCGAAACAAAACCCATTTTATGGATTCATGTCACAAACAACATCAACGCAAGAAATTGGGAATCATTCAACTCCAGAAACACAACTAAATTAAACCAACCCTACCTCTACATGACCATGCGGAGCATCATCGACAAATGCAATCAGTCCTTCAATGTTTGTTTGATCAACGACGATGCATTTAGAATTCTTATTCCCCAATGGACTACAAACATGAACGGCACACCCGATCCCATGAAACAACGGTTTCGAACTCTTGGGTTGTCTAAATTGTTGCACCTTTACGGAGGGTTGGTCGTTCCTCCTTCCTTCCTGTGCACCAAGGACCTTAAAAAGATGTACGAAACTGGAACTGCAGAAACAGGCATATTTGTGGTTGAAAATATTAATAAAAGCGTAACGTCCTTTAAATCCACCTATTTCCCAGACACTCGATTCATGGGTTGTAAAAAACAAAACGACAAAATGTTTAGCTATATTCAGTTTCAAGAATCTATTCAGTTCGATTCAAGTGCCCAGCCAGACTTTATCGGCCAATGCAATCTTTGGTGGTGTAATCAACACATCTTGCGTCATGTTACAGTAATTGACGGTAAGTTCATCGGGACGAAACATTTGGATGGAACGATGGTGGATTTATCCGACCTTTTAGAAAATAAAGAGTTGGACATTGATTCGGATTCATTTGGTATTTATATCCCATCGGATGACGTTTTGATCCGAACTAAATATCAATGGTTTGCTCGAATGTCCCAGGACCAAATTTCGAAAAGTCAACTGAGTATTGCTAAATTAATGTAAATAATATGTTGATTATATATGGATTTTAATTTTGATGTTCAACCAGAACCAGAATCAGAGACTCGCATAAATATGACTTCAGTATTGGTTCCTAATTCCGAGGCGTCCGAGTCTTCAGAAACCATAGATGATTGGAGTAATGACGTCGAACATATTCTTGAAGAGATCAATCACAACTGCGGGATCATGAGCAGCCATCACAAACAGGCTTATTTGTTTTTAGTTGGACAGTTGATTTATTTCAGACTTCCACTGATTGTGATGTCCTCTGCCAACAGTATCCTCGCTATTGGTCTCTCCTCCTTCGTAGAGTCGCAAACAACCGTCAGTGGAATAAACAGTTTAATTTCTCTCTTATGTGCCATCATATCATCAGTTGAATTATTTTTACAAATTCAAAAGAGAAGCGAGACGGAATTATTATCGCACCGCGAATACTACTTACTTGGAATTAAGATTTCTTCCATGGTCAAACTGCAGAGAAAACATAGACAAGTAGAGGGTTTAACCTTCCTCAACAGTGTAATGTCGGATTATACCTCTTTGTTTGAATCGTCGAATGTCGACCGAGTCGACATTCAAGATAAATTAATCGTAATCAACACCGCTGTTACGAACGGTAAATACAAGGGGTTTAACCCACTACAAAGCCCTCGTTTTAAATGAGTTGAATTGCGTAATTTGTGAATGTTTATAATCTTTAAGGAATTTTTATAATCTTTAAGGAATTTTTATAATCTTTAATGAATTTTTTATGTTCGTATATATTACAATGACTAATATTTCAATGAGTTCAATGATAGCGGGCCGTAACCCGCCGCAAAACCCTTATTTGTTTTACGACCTTGGAACCCTAAGTGCAGATATGACCGTAACAAGTATGAATCCTATTAGTGGTTTTTTTGCTACACAATTGAAAGATCGAAATGGTAGATTTACAAAGGACATTTTTACAAATCAATTTTATGTGTTGAATAAAGGTGGAAGTTTTAATACGCATTTGAGAAACGAGACTGTTACAATGAACACAAAATATGGTTTTGTAATGGCGGTTAGTACGTATCCAGTTGATAGCCCTACCGAATTTATGAGAAAGATGCCTTTTATGAATTTTATTATAATAAAAGGCACAGGTTATTTTAAAAATAAAACTTTTTTAAAGATAGCTAATAACAACAAATCAGTACCTCCATCAAGAACTATAACAGCAATATAAAAGGTTTACACCTTTTCTCGTTTAAAACGCCCTTTTTGTGCAAAAGTAATTGTAAAAACTATTCATTAATTTCATATACGTTTGTTATATAATCTTGTTCACAAAACCAACTTGCATCTGTCTCGGCTGTAATTAAATATTTTTTATTATTAATTACAATTATACTTGTTGGATCACATATATTTTTTGAATTATAAGGTTGTTCAATATCAAAATGGATTATTCTTGGTAATTTATCATTGTCAAAATAAACAATCCATTTAAAAATATCGTGTTTTAAAATACCATCTTGTATATATGTTCTATGACCAAAACCATAATATTCATTCTCATTTAATTTATATCCAGGCGTTCCACCTCTATATTCATAATTATAATTATTTTTATCATCATCAACATCTATTTTTCTAATATCACCTGTTTCTGTATCAAAAGTATATAATATAAATGGTTTTATATAATGTATAAAATATAAAATATTGTTATGATTTATGAAAGAAATATTTTTACCTGAAATATTAATTTTTGTATATTTTTTATTTTCATAATCAATTAAAAACATATCGCTTAAATAATTGTCTAAAATATATATTTTATTATTATATTCAAAACATCTTGGGTCTTCACCTCTAAAAGTAATGTCATTGTCTTCAATTATATCAAAATTTTCATCTAATGTTATTTTTTTTATAACTCTTTCACACCAATGTCTTCTTCCAAAAGCAACAATTTCATTATTATACTTTATGAATGAATAAAAAATAGAGTTTTTTGTTGTATTAATTCTTTTTATATATGAAAGTTTCATATTATATATATATATTAAAAATGGGCGTTTTAAATGAGAAAAGGTGTAAAAACATTACATCACAGCCTTCGCTTCATGCGAATTAATATAATTGTGGATTAAATTATTAGGGTTCTTGTTGTGAATATCGCCAGCCAAAATTGAATTTTTATAGATTTCTCTCATTAATGATTCAGGTGCGATCGAGCCAACCTTAATTAAATCTCTTTTGATGAGATATTCCTTAATCAAAGCGAATTCTTGTGTATCCAATATTTTAATCTCATCTTCGATGTTTTTTCGGTCGGTTTTATTTTTTATAAAAATGCTTATTTTTCGTGTCCTTGTCTTCTTGCCAAAATCAGAATAATGTTTCACAATATGTTTCTCTTCAGGAACATCATTTTTTGTTTTAAATGTTCTTTTCATTTGACGAAAAGTAGGCTTTGACCCATTTTTGATTGAACTATATTGAGGGGGTGGTTTAGGTTGAGGTGCTTGAGGGATTGCGTTTGTGATTTGTTCGAGTTCTTCGATCGATTTTTCAATTGTGGGAGGAATCGTTTCCTTGTCTAATATTTTTTTAAGCAATGCCCTTTTTATGGACGATACTGCTGGAGCATGAACTTGTTTCTTTTCTTTTTTTAATTTAAACAAGTCTGCATTGATAACTTTTTTTTCATCCATACACTGTGCATTTAAATTGTTGAGCAAATTATACCTAAAAAATATTTACATTTATTTAAAATATTTTTTGTGTTTGTTTATATAAATGTCTGTGTGTTTGGTTAGCATTTTTAAAAATGAGGGTCACATCATGGATGAATATATCAACCATTATATAAAACAAGGCGTAGATCATTTTTTCTTCATAGATAATGGCAGCAATGATAATTATATACATACGTTAGCAAAATATAAGAACATAACATTACAAAAAGACCCACATAGACCATTCCAAAAAGACCATTACAATAATTACTGTTTAAAAAAATGTAAAAATTACGATTGGGTTATTGTTTGTGATTTAGATGAATTTATTTATGCAAGGCGGCAGTTTAAAACTATAAAACAATATTTGAATTCTTTAGACGACTCAATATCCCAAGTTTTTATTCCATGGAAAATATTTGGTTCTTCTGGATTCAATACTACAGATAAAAAACAGCCCGATAATGTAGTTCAACATTTTACAAAAAGAATAAATTACGATAAAGACAGTGATTTTCAAGGAGTTATTAGAGTGAATAACGCCAAATATAGTTTCTCAAAATGTATAGTGCGAACCAAATATTTAAAGCATTTCAATATACATTCACATGGTACTACAAACAAAAATTACATTGGCGCAGATAATGATAAGCTCATTCACCCCAACGAAAGTTTTTATCAAATAAATGAAAAAATATTAGCAAACTCTTTTTTACATTTAAATCATTATGCAATTCAATCCTACGAGTGGTTTATGAGAATAAAAGCCACCAGGGGCGATGTTAACTCAGAGTACGTCAGGGGGGAATCTTATTTTAGGGAGTTTGATGCAGTTTCGAATGATATATGCGATGACGAGTTAAATGAATTAAACCGCACATGAATATTTGACAACTACAATGTTAACAAGCGCGGGGCAATGTTCATGGTTACAAGTTCTTGGAACATTAGTTTACAAGAATAAGGGATGTTGACGCGAACAAAGTCCGACCGGTTGTCGCAATTTCTGCAATAATGAACATTGACCTTATCGTTGTAGGCTCCGTTCAATCCACATTTTTTACAGACGTACACATGGTATTTGTCAGACTCGTCGTACAACCGTCCTTTCGTAAACGCGGATGCTCCATGGGACAACATACAGTCGCGTTCCATCTCACCAAACCGCAACCCACCGTCCCGCGCGCGTCCTTCTGCGGGTTGTCGTGTCAAATTCACCATGGGGCCAATCGACCGACTGTGCTGTTTATCAACAACCATGTGTTTCAACCGTTGGTAAAACACGGGGCCAACAAAGATGCTCGATTCCAGTTGTTCTCCTGAGAGACCGTTGTACATAATTTCATTACCGTTACCCTCATACCCCAGTTCGATGAGTTCTTTGGATATATCACTCACGGAGAGGTCGTTGAAGGCTGTGCCGTCTCCAAACATACCTAATTCGAGCAACACTTTTCCGAGCAGCGTTTCCTTGAGTTGTCCAATCGTCATTCGGGACGGAATACAGTGCGGGTTAATAATAATGTCCGGTCTGATGCCACTTGAAGTAAACGGCATGTCGCGTTCAGGAATGACATTACCGATGGTACCCTTTTGCCCGTGACGCGAACTAAACTTATCGCCGATGTTAGGCGTCCTTAATGTACGAATGCGACATTTCCAAAAAGAGTAACCGTCGCCGTTGATTCCTGTGTAATTCTTGTCAATGTAAGATTCTTCGTCAGTTCGGTGACATTTGCTCATGTCCTGAAATTTAATTACTTTGGACGGGTCGTTCCTGGCCTCTTTGATGGGAAACACCTTGCCCATAATCATGTCCATATTTTTAATGAGTGTGTTTTCAGGCATCAACCCATCGGGTGTCAACTTTGAATAATTTCCAAATTTCATGCCCTTTGTTTTGGAAGCGTCGGGTTTACATCGTACTTCATCGTCGCCGTGGACTTTTTTGGACTCATCACGGTCGGTATGGTAGATGGTTGCTTGAAACATTCCGCGGTCGATGGCTCCTTGGTTTATCATGATGCTGTCCTCTTGGTTGTACCCAGTGTGCGTCATGATGGCAACGATGACTGGCATTCCAGACGGAATTTCATGTAGTTTCAAAATGTTCATCACGCGCGTGTCCACAAGAGGACGATGAATGTAGGTGAGTACGTAACTTGTTTTGTCCATTCTTGTTTTGAAGTTAGACACGTACACTCCGATCGCCTGTTTACCCATGGCACATTGGTACGTTATACGCGGAGATTGGTTGTGTTCTGGGAAGGGAATGCAGGACGCTAAAATCCCAAAGATGGTGCTCGCGTTGAGTTCACAGTGCGTGTACGACTTGTCGCTAAGATTCGAACACGAGAATGAAATGAGCGAATGTTGCTGTTCAATGGCATCAATATATTCAATGCACGAAGGACGGCCTGGCCCGTTGATGAGCAAATCGTCCCATGTCATTTCATCTCGTTCTAATTTCGCAATGATTTCGTCGGTAATGAGTAGTTTCGAATCAATGACTCTAAAAACAGGACGAACGAGTCGCCCCGCATCGTTGCAGATAAACAGCTCGTTTGTTTGAAAGTTTAACACAACGGACGTGTACGGGTTGATGATGCCTGAACATTTCTTATGTTTCATGTCTTGATACAAATCGACTGGATTCAACGTGTTTCCTAACCATACTCCGTTGATGAATACCTTTACTCCTGTTTTAAGGACATCAGGGTCGATTCCCTCCAATTCATGCACAAATGGTTTGACATAGGTGTACAAGGATGAACTGTCGGATTGAATCGTAATATGGGACATGTAACTTAGGTTTTTGACCACACCCACGGATTGACCTTCTGGAGTTTCCGATGGACACAGAAACCCCCAACTACTGTTGTGCAATTTCCGCGGAGGAATTAGCTTGCCGCTTTTGTCAATGGGGGTGTTGATGCGTCGCAAATGACTCAATCCAGCTGTGTAAGTCAACCTGTTTAAGACTTGCGCGACCCCGACTTTATTTGTGTTGGTTTGCTTGATGCCAAAATCTCCAGTCGACAACGCGCGTTTGATTCCGTTTTCAATTGTAGTCGATTTTACAATTTTATAAATGTTGGTGTGGTTGATGATGCCGAGGTAGTCGTCCGACGATTTCCAAGACCCGTTGTTTATTTCACGAATAATTTGTTTTTGCATGTCTTTGGTCATCTTGTTGAAATAATTTCGGTACAAGTTGTTCAGCAACGTTCCCGTAAGGTCGATGTGTTTGTTGACATAAGAATCACGGTCGTCGCACTTTATTTTCCCAAGAGCACATTTGATCAATTTGCACGCCATGTACCCCAAGAAATGAATGCGATGTACGTGAGTTTTACAGTGCGGAAATAGATCATTGTTGAGAACTTCAATCGTAAATTCTTTCTTCTTCATAATGCCGGTAACTTTATCCATGTTAATCGGCGTGTACATCGCATGAGTTGTAATGTATTGAATCGCTTCTTCCTGGGTATAACATTCGCATGCTTCAATAATGGAGCCCTTTAGATACGTTAGAATACCCTGATTGTTTTTATGAGTTACGTCATGCATGATGTACGTGCAAATGTCTTTATCGGTAATCACCCCCAGAGACCGGAATACAATCCCGAGCGGAATTGTTTTTCTGATACGGGGAACGTTCACATGAATCGTAAAATCCCCGGTAGATGTTTTGGATAAGTACATGTTGATTTGTTTTGGGGAAATACGCTTGGTGTCTGGAACCGATTTAATTTCTGCTTGAAACAAATATTTATTCGTGTTATTGTTGACAGGAAAACAAAAGACTTTATTTTCAGAGGCGCGTTCTTGGCCCAACACCGTTTTTTCAGAACCATTGATGATAAAATACCCGCCAGGGTCGTATCTGCACTCTCCAGACACCGACGGGTCCAGATGAGTGTAGTGAGTCAATACGCACATGGATGATTTCAACATGATGGGTATCTTGCCAATATGGATTTGGTTCATGGTGTTGTTGAACACTTGAACGTTTTCCAATTCTATTCCAAAACGAACGATGTACTTGATGTTAATATCAATGGTCGTAGCCGACGCATACGTGAAATTACGCAAGCGCGCCTCTTGCGGAAACATGGACTTGGTTGCTCCGCTGTTTTCATGAATCTGGGGACGGTTCATGTGGAAATTTGTAAAATTCAATATAATTTCAAGTTCATATTTTTTGTAATCTTTGTTGTAGAAATGTTCCGAGCGGATTACCATCGGATTGAACATTTCGATCGTAGCTTGTATTTGATTGTTAATGAAGTCGTTGTAAGACTCTACCTGATGCCGAACTAAACGTTCTAAATGGCCTTCCTTGAAGTAAGATTCAATGGCAGACCATCCAAGATTGTTCGTCATGATTGTTACCTTTAACATCAATCCATTTTATTAAATCAATTTTTAAATAGATATATTGCGACGAAACTTCCTTCCACACCTTGTTGGCTGCAACTAATAAGGATAACGAACTTCCATACATACTATTCTATAATCTTTTCTGGTTCTATTTCCCTTTAGGTCGGTTCACGCTTCCCTATAGTATATCTTAAGTTATTGTTAATATCATGACTATGACTATTTTGGTTTAAATGTATTAATCCCTTACACATACTGTATTCAATATTTCGGGAATATAAAAAGATCATATAGAGGCGTTCGTGATACCATGATAGTTGTTTAGGATCCTTTTCTTTCAGCCAAAGACAAGAAGGATAATACCAATCTACAAATTCTTTTAATAAGGAATACCGAATACACTGGTTGGTCGAACAACCCCATGCTACTTCTTTAAAATTATAAGGGATGCATTTATCCTTTAAATACTCGGTTGCAACCGCAATGTTGATATCGATTGTAAAATGTACGACGTCTTCCAAAAAAGAAATGGCGTTGACCGAGGTCGAACAGACCGTTTGTAATTTGGTCAAGAAATCAGGATCCAATACGACATCCCATTCTAAAATACATACGTATTCTGAATCAGTAAAAAGGCGGTTCTTGCAAATGGCGTACCACGCGGTAAAGGAAAGTAATTTGGGTTCGTGTTCAATGTTTTCTGGTAAATCTCTCACTGTAATGACCATTTCTTGATATTTTTTACTGATTACTTTGTTTCCAACAAACAAGATAGTGTGACTGTAAGGCAACACATGTTGAATCGACTCTTCATCGTGGCAGACAAAGACAATTTTAACCGACATGTTATAATATAATATTTTTTTTTAAGCGATGATACAAAAATAAATTGATTTTAATTTGTTCGCATGAAAGAATACTAAACAAATGGATACTATTATGGATGATGCACCGCCTCCTCCCCTTATGATGAGAGAATTCGCGAGTACCAACATGTTCAGCATACAGCATCTGCTGTCGAACGAATTGATGAACAAGATCGACCAAAATTGTAAATTATTTGTCGAGTATTTTCCAAGTCGGCAGTGTATTGGACATTACGACAAGATTAATATGTGCATGATGTTGAATGGGAAAGCGAGCCTTTCTTACTATTTGAAAGGGTCAGCGATCATTCTTGCAAATACTGAACGCGGTGCATGGGTTTACCACACAATTTGGCAACAACAACCGTTGGACGGAACACGAATCGTGAACACCGAAACAAATGAAACAAGCATCGTCCGTATAGAACACGGCGAGTTCATCATGTCGTCTGAATAGACAACAAGTTAAGTTCCTCTAATTAAATCAATTCATATTTGACGGGTCGTCCATCATGATAGACGTGTAACACTCCCAAGAGGTTTGAAACATTATTGTAATTCATTTTGTTCTCGGCAATTACTTTGGGATTTTGAATCGCATCTTTCAACGCCAAATAGGCGCCATTTACATTGTATATTTTATTTTTGGATATGTTTAAATTTTCTTCTGTACCATACATTCCGTATTTTTTTTCTAAATCATACACGACTTTATTCGCGATTTTGTCTACTTCTATAAATGTTTCATTATCTAAAAAATGTATATCGAAAATATCATTCATGTGGGTTTTTATCAGATTCAATAGTCTTAAATCGTGACTTTCATTTTTCTGCGAAGAACTGATCATATAATATGCAGGAACCGGATTTAACCATCTAAACCCAGTTTTAGCTCCACAATCCTTATCACACTCTTTCACTGAACAAATTTTCTTGTATATTTTATCCGAATTCACATTTCCATTGTCAAAAAATGATCTGCCATAATCTATGATTTTTGGTAGAAACGGTGAATAGAATACGGTTTCCGTTCCATCTTCATTATGATAAGTATATTGTATGTATTTCCCATGTTCCGGTTCATATAATAAAATATTATCCAAATGTAAATCATAATGTGTAAATGCGGTGGATATACTGGATAAACATTGATAGATAATAAAGAGAACATATAATAAATCGTTTTTAATAAATGCATTATAATTAGTGACCCTTGTATAGCGAGATAGGGGTTTCGCGGATTTTATATGTTGTAACAAAATAGACGCGTATTTAGATTCCTGACATGCTTTTGCATAATCGATGGAAGATTGTAATTTTAATCCCTGAAGATATATCGTATCAACGGGGGAAGACGAACTCATTGTTTTCCAATTCTGTTCGTCCGTATAAAAATAAAGCCCATAGGTTTCCAAAAAACAGGGGAAAGTTCTCATGACACGATTAACATATTTGATTCCTACTAAATATTCATATACTAAATTATCCGCATTCTTTCTTTGTGACGATTTAAGAATGGCATCTGCTTTATATCCCTGTTTTTCATATGATATTTCTTTTACAAATCCATTCGCCGAAGTTGCGCCAATCTGTTTTATAGGGGAAACCGCGTATTTGAAATCGGTAAATCCTTTGAAAAAATCATTTATTTTACTAATGTTTTTTCCCAATGAGACACATACGCCAGATTTCGGACAAGTGATTTCTAAAAACAAACTCCATTTTTGAATGCCCTCGCCTATTTTTGTTCGAGCATTTTTCGTTATTTCGTCTTTTTTAAGCTTGCGTGTTACGTTACACTTGGGTTTATTCATTTTATATCTTTGGGACAATTTACAATATTTCAATTTCGACCCATTTACATATCCACAACGAGGGGGGTTGCATTCTGATTTTTCAAAACCTCTACATGTTGAAAAACATTTGTCATTTGCAGGCATATAGTATATAATATTATATTTTTTTTAGACCGATACATTTTCAAGGGACCATTGACGAAAAAAGTGGGCATTTTAAATGAGAATTGGTGTAAAAAAATAGAGTTAGAACAAGCATGCGCATGGTTCGCTGCTTAAAGTCAATTTTTTACATATACTTTTGGTGACCTGTTGCAACATTTTCACGTTGTTTTCAGGGAAAGATAATTGCAAAAGGGGTGCATCTGAATAATTCCCTAAAATTCGGAGGCGTTGCAACCCGTTTGTCACGTTGGTTCGAAGGTCCGAGTATTGATGCGTTAAATGTCTCGAATAATCGGACGAAGTGTAGGACAGTCCGCGCATCGAAAGGCGGTTTGCAACGAACAGAATCCGAGGATGGCTACTCAATGAATCGATAATTTTTGAGAGCGACAACTTTGTTTTGCGGCGTTGTTTTTGCAAGAATATGATTTTGTCGCACGACAACAACACGATTGGAGTCGATGGGTATTTATGGCTCCATTTATGAGAATACTGTTTCATGGTTTCGATAGTCGAAAAAGCATTCACTAACATCATCCCTGATGATTTCATAAAATTCTCAACTGCGTCGTCCGACGAAGTGTAATTAACGACAACGCGGTTCAACCCATAATAATTGTCGATTGGTTTCAAGTTGACGATTTTATCAAAATAGGCCTCGTATTTTCTCAACAGTGGTGTTGCGGTGACATAGTACTCATCGAACGCTTGTTTCGCCAGCACGTGTGTCCCTTTTAATTCAGAAGAAACTCCCTTGTACATGTCTGACTCGTCCATAATGATGATGTATCGAGTGGGTTTGTTTGATAACGCGTTAAATTGTGCGAGGCGGTGTTTGTTCTTCATAATGATGATAACATCTTGTTTGATCGTTTTCGTCAGTCGATTGATAACCTGAAACCGAATCGATTGCTCCCTCAACCGTTTTTTGTATTGTTCCAGTACCAACAGGGAGTTTTGAATGATGACAAGTTTAAAAACGCGTTTGTATTTTGTTTTTTTGATAATGTCCATGATGTAGGCCGTTTTACCCGATTGTATTTGACCGTAGACAAGGATTTTCGTCTTCATAAATTTATCTGTCTGCGGCGAGACATGGCGTTTCAACGTTGACGCGACTGTTCTATCACCTGAAAACATTACAATCTGTGAAAGTATTTCTGGCGGCAGCGTGGGTTGTGCGTCCATTCGCATCCGGGACATTTTTTACTCTTGAATATTTTACATTTAATTTTTTTGGTTCAATTTTTTCTTTACTCATAAAAATTGAACAGTTCTTTTTTGAGCAACAAACAAACAACAACATGGAATACCTGAAACGTAACGGGTTGATTCTTACAGTGGAGGAGAATAAATCCTCTTTATCGGACGGGAGTGAATTTGCCATCGACAATGGTTATCTTTCCATTTATGTCAACGAGGAACATCGAGGGAATGGACTTGCGAAGTTGTTAATTTACTCATTGTTGTCTACCAGAAAGGGCGATCGATGGTTTAGAATCGACGGAGACGCGAGCGGTGGATTCTGGAACCATGTCGGCATGAGGGAAGGACGTTACGGCTACATGGTTTATACTCGTCCTAAACATTCTACAAGATGGCACGAAACGGAAGGTGGTGAAAAATCGATAACATTTCAAGATTTATGGAATTGGTCGAAAAAAAATGTACATCATTAATATACGCCTTTGCGTAAATTTAAATTGTTCACAATCAAAACTATTATTTTTTACACTATTATATTGATGTAAAAATGCTATTACATGCGTTAAAATCGACTGCACAACTTATTAAAAAATTGAAGCGACTTTCCGCACACAAACGAACTTAAACAACGTTCCACCACATGGAGTTCCCTCCCGAAATTGTCGCCCATATTCGCGGATTCTCCGAGCCTTTCTTTCGCTATTGGAAAGTTATTATTGCGGCGAAAAAAATTGTGCGCGAAAAACGTAATTTGAAAGTTATCCAAAAGTTACTGGTGAATGCCGAGGCGGTTCAAGCGTTAGAAACGATCGTACAGGACATTTATAACCTACGGTGTTGCGGAGCCCATCTTTTCGTCAGCAAAATGTCCAGTACAGTCGTGGACATTGAGGTCTGGCGTCCGGACTGGCACCCCCAGACTCTAAACCAACTGCACATCGACGAAGAACAGAAGGCACAAACGAATGAAAACGAAAAACGTATCAAGGCGCACATAAATGACCCGCTCTACTTCAAATTTCTTTGTATTGCTTCGGTCGGGTCTGACAAGTTCGTTATTTACTAATATTTTTTTCTAATTTTAAAAAAAATATTTAAACAAATTCACGTATAGACTAAAATGAATAATTCACGTCTCACATTTGTAACATCATTTGTCGATGTTTATGAAACCACCTATGAAAATAGAACAGTTGATTGGCGATTCGATAAATTTCGCGACATAGCGTCGTCTCATATTCAATTGTGTGTTTACGTGAGTCCGGCGTGTTACGATAATTTGGTCGAGTTTGCCAAACCCTACGAAAATGTGAAAATTATGAAGATAGACATCACTGAAACATTCGTAGCAAAATCGTGTGAAAACGTTGACTACGAATTACCCTTCCATCGAAATACATCGAAGGATACCCCCCTCTATATGATATTACAAAACTCCAAATCGGAATTTGTGTGTGACGCCATCCACAAAAATCCTTGGGGGTCCACACATTTCGCTTGGATTGATTTCAGTATATCTCACGTGTTTCATGAAAAGGAAACCCTTCCTTATTTGAGAACATTATCGACAAGTGCGTTTTCCCCTAAATTTCTCGCGATTCCTGGATGCTGGAATAAACTCGGTGCGGGCGAAATGGGGCTGATTTCGGACAGCGTATGCTGGCGATATTGTGGGGGGTTTTTTATGGGCGATGCAGCATCTGTTCTCGATATGCAACAACATTATTTGGATCATTATTCCGATTTTATTCAAACCAATAAAAAGTTGGTATGGGAAGTAAATTTCTGGGCATGGTTGGAAGCGAATACGGATTGGGCGCCGACGTGGTATAAGGCAGACCATAACGACTCCATTGTACACATCCCAGATGCATGTCTAATAAAATAACAGATACTTACGAAAAAACATAAAGCTATTCCGCACAAAATAGCTATGGAATTTAGAGAGATTTACAACCAACTGGACCTCATGCAGCAACACGTGTATCAATTCGAATCTGTCATGAAACGCCCGAAACCTGTAGTTTCTTTTTTTTCTGTTCCATGTCGGACCTCTTCAATCTTAAAAGAGTTTGTGAAAAGCGATGAAATATCAAGAATAGACGCCACATCAAAAATAATGTCCCATGTTCATAAACACCATTTGCTTGAAGAAGACCTTATCCGTGCAGACGAAGCGTTGATTCCAATTGTAGGAGAATCTTGCTCTTTATACGGTCTGCAGATGAAGTTAGATTCACATTTATTTGCATAAATGAAAAATAAAAACATATACTTAAGAAAATTGTACACTAAAAAAATGGTTTCAACTCTAACACGTTATCTTTCGCTGTGCTAATCGGAGTAGACAATGGCACTACGAGTGTACTTGCGTCATGTAAATATTGAATATATCCTTTGGCTTCTCCAAATATACGAGGGATGCAGTACTCCACTACTTCGTTGTTAATAGCGTTGATTTGGTCTGGAATACGGTCTGGTAAATTTGTACTGGTTCTCAAAAACTTTGCCCGCATTATAATTTTTAATTCGTCGCAGGATTGATTCGCGATGACATACTTTCCTTTAGAAACGTTGTATACTCCTGCGCGGACGCCATTTTGGATAATTTGTATGTTTTCTTTTGAAAAAAATGCTCTCGACAAAGGTGTTTCGGACCAATTCCCAATTAATGCATCCGTATAGTTAGTGCATTCTTCTGGTTTGTCAAACATCATGAATTGGTCGTGAGGAGTAAGAAGGTCGACTCTGCCATTAGATTTTGTCATATATAAAAATATATATTATTTTTATAGATGCTTTCGTTTATAAGTTCTTTGATTTCAGTTGTTTCTATTTTTCTTATATTAATACTAATAATAGCGGTAATTCTAATTAGAAAGTCTAATACCGACGTGGTATATCCTCCTAAAGTTTCGAATTGTCCAGATTATTGGAATGAGACCTACGATAAAGACGATCCAACTAAAAAAGGAAAATGCTTCAATGAGCATAACTTAGGAACATGTAGACCAGACAAACCAATCGATTTTTCGAAGATGACGATGTGTGACAAACAGAAGTGGACTCAAAAATGTGATACTTCATGGGATGGTATTTCGAATTCAACAAATGCATGCGGTATGTATTAAAGAGGCAGCAAAAAAGGGAGATACATCACTTGTAAATATAAATTAATTTAAATAGACGGTTTCTTTATACGGTATATGAACTTTGATTCTATATTGGAGAGAACGAGCTTAATTAAAGAAATTATAGATTTCTTACATCATTTTGAAACCAACAAAACAAACGACCTTACGAAAAGAGGTATATACATTTATGGGTACACAGGGGTGGGTAAGAGTCATTTAATTTCATCCGTTTTAGAAAAACTGAATTACGATACGATTCAATTTGACGCAGGTGATGTTCGAAATAAGTCCATGGTCGAAATGTTAACTACCCACAACCTTTCAGATAATAATATCCTTGGAATTTTTAAACAAATAAAAAAAAAAATAATAATTGTCATTGATGAAATCGACTGCATGAACACGGGAGACAAGGGAGGTATTAATAGTCTGATTAAATTAATACGACCTAAAAAAACAAAGAAACAAAAGAACGACTACACAACCCATATTCCAATCATATGTATCGGCAACATGTATGTTGATAAGAAAATGAAAGAATTAATGAAATGTTGCTTAACCATTGAAGTTCCTAAACCAACAAGTAAGCAAATGACCGCGATATGTAAACAAACGTTGCCCTTGGCAAGTAAGTCTCTCCGCGAATTGTTATGCAACTACGTTGACGGTGACTTGAAACGTCTCTTGAACATGTCAAACGTAATAAATATCAATAAGGTGGACGTAGAAACCCTTCACGTCCTATTTGAAAAAAAAACAACGATTGAAGATACTAAAAAAATAACCAAAAAAATTATGAATTCAAACATTCCAATAGATCAACACTTGACCGTTATGAACGAGATGGACCGAACGGTTGTTGCTTTGTTGTGGCATGAAAACATCGTTGACCTCCTTGATAAAATGCCGAGAGAAGAAGCGTTAACTCTTTACTCTACGTTGCTTGAAAACATTTGTTTTGCAGATTATATCGACCGCGTTACATTTCAAAAACAAATATGGCAATTCAATGAAATGAGTTCTCTCATCAAAACGTTTTATACGAACCACATTTTTCATCAACACAATTCAATGAAAATTCAAGACATACGGTTCACCAAAGTACTTACGAAGTATTCGACGGAATACAACAACGACGTGTTTATACAGAATTTGTGCCTACAATTAAATCTCGACAAGAAAGATTTATATACCTACATTACGTTTTTGAAATCAAAATACACCGACAACGAAATTTTGTCGATATTTCAAAATTACGACATTAACGGGTTGGACATCAACCGTCTTTTTCGATTCTTGGAAGTTTAGCCAATGACAACTTTTCGTTTTGAAGTTCTATAACACGCTTCAATACGTGGACTTCTTCTAAGAGTTTATTCATGTAAGCGGCAATGTCATTGTCATACAGCAGAACCGGTCCAGATGGTGTATTCACCGTAAGATGAAACCTACATTTTTTGCGCTCTTCCTCTAATTTTTTGATTCCATCAATCACATCGGGTTTCATATCAATAGACCCGTGACTGTAGTCTTGAATCGCTAAGTCAATGTTAAGGTAAAACTCTCTTAATGTTGGGTCCGTTATAAAATCGTCAACTTTGTAATCCACAAAGTTCACGTATTTCGATGGTGTTTCCAATAATTTTTTTTTATCAAACGTGTTGTGCGAATGTGAAAATACGAGGATAACTTTTTTAGGGTCCAGTTGAACGAAGGGAATCGTGTAATTTTTTAAAAAATGTTTTTCTTCTCCCAACGAAGCAGACGGATCGTAGGCTGTTTCTAACAAAAGTTTTCGTTTGAAGGCAAAAGTTCCCGCAGTTGCATGGTTTGGTCCGTACGGACCGAACTGGACCATTTTATTGATGTGCTTAAACCATGTAAACATGGCAGACGACCCGGCGCACAATGCCTTCGGATGTTTTGTCAGCATTTCGACCGCATGCGATACTCTTTCAGGCGGATAATAGTCATCGTCGTCCATGTAGACTATAATGTCACCTTTGGTATGCGAATGCATAATGTTACGTTTGTTACCAAGAGTATGCTTTTCTTCCAATCGAACATATTTAATTTGTGGGATCTTAAGTTCTTTGACTTGCGATTCGATCGAGTCGGTTCCGTCATCGACAATCACCCACTCCATCCGATTCATAGGATAATCTTGTTTCAGGAAACATTGCGCGATGAACGGTAGGAAAGGGCGACGGTTGAAGGTTGGCGTACAAACCGATACAAAAGGTTTGTTTTTTTTACCCATTTATATATCTCCGATTGGAATATTTAAGTATCTTTTACGATGATTGTTCATTTAAGGTTGAGTCAAACATAGTTTGATCCCTTACCAATTTGAATAATAAAAATAGACCAACAATTAAGGTACCCAACGCTACATTTAAATCCAATGTGTTGTAAGATGTATAAATGATCATCACGGTGACAATAGCACAGATACTTCTTCCATGACTTTTAATCATATTCAAACAATCAGAGATGCCTACATGGTATAGGATAGTAAAAGGAACTACGAACAAGACGTACACAAATACAATGTATGATAAAAGTAAAATCCAACTCATATTTAAAAACGTAATACCAAATCCTAACGTCACACATAGAATACATGCGACGACGCGTACAAACAAACTGATAAAATCGCCAGTGACAAGTGCCTCTAACGCTTCAGTAAGAAATGTCGCCGCGTAAGTTAAAGGAAACAACGTCCATATATAACGTTGGTCGTCGTTACGATCAAATGAGGACACAAAAAATAATATAAACCCAAGAAACATAAATAGAACCGTGAATCCACCTCGAATAGACGAATCAAACATGATTAAAAACACTAAATACGAAACTACATAAAAGACAATCAAATCGGATACCTTCTTATTCATATAAGCAAATTTTTTGTATAGACTCTGCAATAAAACTCTGCTTGTTATAAATGATTTCATAAACATGTATTCATACCAATCAATCACCCAACTCATTCTATTTTCTGGATATTTGGCTCTCATTTTAAGGTGTTGATACGGTAAATTAAAAGGGAACATCGCATCGTTGTTGCATCCTCCCGACCAACAATACGGGTCTTTTTCTTGGTCTATAGGAAATATTTTGTCTAACAACGGTTGGTCATTCGCCTTCGAAGCGAGCGAATTAATAATCGAACCGATTGAGATGACGATTAAAAATTTTCCAAGTGATGTCCCAAGATTTTGGAGAAATAATTTCCAATTACCTAAGATACTTAATTCTACAGTTTCCATTTTTTTCTTCTTCATATTGTCGATGAGAGTATCGTCACTTGAAGACATTATATATCAATGATATTATTTTACTGGATTTATCGTGCATTCATCATGGCCGCGTTCCCTCCCACAAATGATAATACATTATATCTCTCCTCAATCACTAACAAGTTGTAATTATATTTGTACAATTGGAAACGAGGTTTGTTCACGCCTATTCGACCTCCAGTTTCTGGGTCACAAATGACCAGGTAACTTGCATCTGGGTCTAAAACAGGCGTAAACGTCGTGTATTCTAATTCAATCTTAGAATAAATACTCAAATTAATAACGCCGGATGGTTGCAGTTGAAACGGCGACGTGTCTAAACAAAAATTGTAACAATACAGACCGTCCAGACTTGTGGCTCCGTATCCGTTCGAATGAAGGTACTGTTGTTGATATTTGTACATGTTTGCTGGTCTGATTTCTTCTCGCATGGTCCCGTCAAACATAATCCCCATCGTCAGTAAAATATCCTTTTGGTTCTCGTATTTAAAATCACCAGTTCCATACAACCCTGTTTCAGTCCCGTTTGGGTTCCTGCCATAGCCGAGTTGTCCCGGATCGATGTCGACGCGAACCCCGTTGATGTTGAATGAATACCCGTTCATACAAGGCGAGTTGTCAATCACGAGAGGCAACAGGTCCACATTTTGTGGTAAATTTTCATAAGGCCAATTCGTAAAGTTGCTCCACTCGTTCCGAGTGTTTACGTCAGACCTCTGCATGAGCATCATCCAACTCACAACAAGACTGTTTGAATTCTGCAACCATGCTTTGCCAGTTGTGTCCACCTCATAAAACCACGTGTCGTACAACTCTTTGACCAAATACTTTTGCGGGTTCAAAGCAAATACTTTGGTTTCTTGGTCCGAGAGAAAACAATACGTGGTGGATAGGTACATGTCCGACTTCCAAGAAGTGTTTAAATCATCATAGATTAACTCTGGATTCGGAGGGCTTTGAATGAACCTATGAAACTGTTGGGTTTGTTCATTGAAATTCGGAGAAATATACGGATAATTATTTACAGGGTCATCAATATTCCTGATTTGAAACAATTCTTGCAATGGTCTGCATTGAATTTCAATGTTAAGTTCATTGTACTGGAGACAGACTAACGGGAACGCTTGTTGGCTGTTCAGTCCCCACCAAATAGGAATAGGTACGTACAATTGTCGTCCTCTTATAGAAGGTTCAGCTCCTTCAGGGTTCGCAGTATACACCGCGTTTGGATACTGACCAGTTCGACCGTAAGCGTTTGCAGGGTCGTTCAACTCGGGAACATTTCCAGTCATGACATCCCATTTTTGTTTCTGTGTTGCGTTTAAATCGCGGTTGACCAATGCTAAAATGTCATACCCCGACATTTGTTGAATCAAAGAGCCTCCTATAGTAAACCTAATACTCCGAATCATCATGGCTCCGATATTTTTAATCCATTTGAACTCGTACGGAACCCATCCGTCGGGCGAGCCTTCACCGCACGTTGCCGGGGGATAAATAGGGCTGTATATGTCGGGTAAGTTCACGACGAGACACATGTCTGTCAACAGTTCGGCATACCGTTTCACTTTAAAGACAAACGTAGAGTCCGTGTTGAGGTTGATTTGCCTCAACCCCTCGTAATCCAGTCTGAAATTTTGCAGACCAAAATTGGTGATACGTTTGTACGTACTCGTCCAATAGGTTTTTTGGGGGGTTCCGAAAATAAGAACACTTTGGTTTCCATTCGAAACTAAATTTAAAAGACCTCCTGCCATATATTATAATCATATCTATAAATTATTTAAGTGAATGTCGTAATTTTAATTTAATTAATATTTCATTTAAGTATATATGACGACTATACAAGATTTGACTGATCAAGAACAAAAACAATTAAAAAAACTAACCAATTTTAAACTTGCCAAAGAGTACGCAAGTAAAACAATCAAAACCTCGGACAATAAATATGGATATGTCACGTCAACAGGCATTGTCAAACCCTACGCCGATTCAAACCTGTCGACACGATGCCCACGCGAAGTTACCACGCTCAAGGAACCATGGTCTGAATTAAACTACCCGATTGGGTCGATGATGACGACTGACCAAAGTTGTGGAAATGAAGGAAAATATGTTCAATCTTTTCCAGCCGAAAATGCATCGATTGAGAATTTAAGGTCGGTCGGGAAAGTTGGTTACGTCGACCTGGACACATTTTTACACCCAATCAATGACGTTACATACAGTACAACTTACAAATCTGTAAAACAACAAATCAGAGGGGATAAAATGAGATATTGTTCTAACGTACCAAAATCGTTGAAATATAACGATATCGTCTTCATTGTATATAAATCTCAGACGGATAATTTATTTGGTGATATTTTGAATTCTGCTTTCGAATTCAGTTCGACTTCAAAAACCGGATTTAGATTGAAACCTCCTGCAAACAAGACAGGCCTCGATATTACATACGGGGATCAGGTAATCATCTCCCCCGCTAATAACAAAAACAAAAAGGCGTTCTTTAACGACGCAACTAATGCGATGGACTTTGGTGATTCCGAGTCGTTGTTTTATTTTCAACAACCCGCCGGTTCTACCATCAAGACAGGACAACCTATCCTGTACGGCAACCAAGTGTGTATAAGGTACATTCCCGAAACAGGAGATACCACGGACTGCGGGGTGTACGGATGCAAGGTTGGGTACGTGGATGATGATAACATGTTAGTATTCGACAAATGGGATAATAAACGGAACGGCGCCACCTTGTTTACGATTGAGTCTTATCCTGATCCTTATAGTTTCAACAAGCCGTGTAATAAGGAGGATTTGATGGATGAATGTAATTCAGATAGTAACTGCATCGGATTTATTTTTGACGATAACAAGATTGAATGGCAAAAGTTGACAGACGATACACAGATAATGAAGTCGAATGAGACTTACCCAAACACGCTATTCATAAAAAAAGCAGAAAGTGTTAATAAATTAAACGACTCCTCATGCATTGAGGGAACAGTATTACAAATCGATTCAAGTTTGTACAATGATTATCCCAAGGGTATGGCTTTCATATCGAATGGTTCCGGGCAATGCAATGTCGGGATTGGTGTCATTGACAATTCAATGACGTCGGCTCAATCTATATTCAATAAACAATTAAAATCTTTTACAGAACATCAAATAAATTCACTTAACTCTTCAAAAGTCATGCTAAAGGAATACGACAAAATTCACGGAGACACTGAATCAAAAATCAAGGAATATAATAAATTAAATAATAATTTAGAAAACAAGTCGGTTGATGAGACATTACTACAACATCAAAAAGACAACGAAATCATAATCCGTCAAAAACAGTTCAACGTAGTACTATGGTCCTTGGCGGTGGTTGCATTTGTGTTTATAATTGTAAGTGATTTATAATATTGAATAAATATATGTCTGAAACGGTCGACGAATTGTTGGCTAACATTGCTAATCTACAAAAACAAGAGATAATTTTATATGATAAACTAAATCAAAATAGAGAAAAAATTGCAAGGAATGCAAAGGACGTATTATCTACAGAGGATAAACAAAAGATTGAACAAAATATCAATGAATTATCAGCGGCTCGTGTCAACATGTACAACTTTTTGTTTCAAAATTATCAATCGGAGTTAAGAAATGCAACGAATGCTAACTCTAACTTGGAACAACAAAATAAAGTTCTACAAATGGTTGAAACCGAATTGAGCCGTTCTAAACAAACGTTAGCTGAAATTGAGCAAGATAAAAATAATCAATTAAAAATGGTTGAAATTACAGATTATTATAAATTAAAATACGACGCACAGCGTAAACTATTGAAGTTTATGGCTGGTTCGGCTTTTATTGTAATCGTATTGTACATCGTTAACCGGTTTGTACGCGCACGTCTCCCAATATTCACTTCCATAGTATATTTTATTTATATGGGGTTGATTAGTATATTGTTGTATCGGGTTTATGATTTTTTTAGTCGTCGTCCGAACAACTTTAATGAGCATAATTGGTGGTTGGCTCCAGAAACACAAGAAGATGTTAAAGCAATTTCTGAAAATTCGAGCAATCTGGTGTTTGACCTTAGCGGAGTTGGAATACCAAATATTTGTATAGGGTACACTTGTTGTGGCCCCGGAACAACGTGGTCACCGAACGGTTGTATTTTATCAAAATAAAATGTACGTATACATAATGGACACTCATGATAAATTAGATGAAATTGACGCATTAAAGACATTACAACAAAATAGGAGTCAAGCTGAAATTAAAAACCTAAAAGAAAAAGAATTAAAAAGTAGATGGATGCATTTCAAGACAATGTATGAAGAATTACCGAATCAGTTAGCCGATGCAGAACGAGCGTATCATACGTTTGCAGATAAAGATTATATAGACAAATCACTTGTAGAGTCTGCACCCAAGGTACAACAAGAAATTCAAACCAAACACAATACCATTTTTGAGACTGTAAACTCAAGCATAAGCAATTACGAGTCCCAACGAACCTACCTCAAAAATATATCCGATGTGTTTTTTAATTTACGCCAAAAGATTAATCAGAATATGAAAATACAGAACGATAACCTGTCAAATAATACAACGAATCAACAAAAGGTGTATTATTTAAAGCAAGAGTACAAAACCGTAGACAACGTGAATTATTTTTTGTTATTAGCAAGTAGTGGGATTATTGGGTTGTTATTGAAGACAATGATGGAACAGCTTGCAATGAAACAATCCGTAGTACAAACCGTGTTTTCCATCACCGGGTTTTCAATCTTATTCGTTGTTTTTGTAGTGACACCATGGTTTGATACGTTGATGGTGTTTGTGATGAACCTTTTAAGTAAGATCTCATCGTACAGTCCAATCGTTTATACAACGTTTTAGTCAATCTCTGGATTCAGTTTTCTTACATTACGGCAATCGTTTCATGAACACGTCCGCTTTAATCTCTCGTGTCTCCACCAGTCGCTCGGCCATTTCTTGCATCAAAAGTGTATGATCGGACAACAATGTTTTGGTTTCGTCGTACGCTTGTTGAATAAGTTTATCGATTTCTTGCTCTAATATTTTCCGATAAAATTCTGACCCTGATGGATAAATGATACGGTCTCCCATCCCCCAATTCACTACCATTTTTTCAGCCAAATGTTTGGTTTGTTCGAGGTCCAGTGAAGCACCTGTGCTGATTTTGTCTTCAAAAAACAAGTCCTCTGCTGCGCGCCCACCGAGCAACACCATGAGTTCAGCCCTTAAAACATCTTTGGTTGGCATGATCGTTTCAGGGGTTTCGAAGAGAGTAAACCCAATGCTTTTGGGCGACCATAAATGAATGCTGACTTTTATCACCTTTTTATGACCAGTCAAGATGGCCGTAAACGCATGGCCCATTTCATGAACCGCTACTTGGTACAGTTGTTCAGGAGTAACAACAGATTCTACTGCCTGAAACCCTGTAAGGGTTCTGGTTGCCATTTGTTCGAGGTCCATCCTCGACATTTCTTTACGATTGTCTCGGAGGGCATACAACATGGCTTCGTTCAACAAATTCTCAATTTGAGCCCCCGAATAACCCTGCGTCATTTGCAACAAATCATCCATCGAAATCCTCGTATCCATGGGTTTGCCCTTGATGTGAATCCGCAGGATTTCTTTTCGGGTCGTGGTATCGGGGTTGCCTACGTAAATTTTCTTGTCGATCCGTCCAGGTCGCGTCATGGCATCATCCAACAAGTCAATCCGGTTCGTGGCTCCAATGATGAAAATCCCTGGCTTGCTTTTGAAGCCGTCCATGTTGACCAGCAACTCGTTCAAGGTAGAGTCGTGTTCTTGTCTGGAAGTTTCTTCGTTGGACCGCTTCCTGCACAAGGCATCGATTTCGTCGATGAAGATAATACACGGTACATTTTTAGTGGCAAGTTCGAACAACTCTCGTACCCGCGCCGCGCCCACCCCGACGAACTTCTCTTGGAATTGGGCACCCGAGACGGGAATGAACGCCGTCTTGATTTCGCCACTAAAACACTTGGCCAGAAGGGTCTTGCCGTTTCCAGGAGGACCTTCCAAGATGAGTCCCTTGGGGATACGGACGTTGAATTTTGTATATTTTTCGTAATTCACTAACATGTCGGCACATTGCAGCAGCTCGTCCTTGATGAGGTCGTACCCACCTACGCTCTTGAAGGACAACCCTGTGTCCTTGTAGATCTCAAAGTTTTCACTTTTGGATTCGATGTCGTCCATTTGAGGGGGCTCAATACGAATGGTGAATCCTGTAGACTCATCCTCGTCTTGGTTGTTTATGAATTGGGAAAAATATTCTTCGGGCGTGATTTGAATGTCCATGTCTGTCATGTTTTTAATCAACTCTCGTTTGTATTGAAACAGTTGCTTCAACTGTCTCTTGCAACGGTGCAGCTTGTAATCAAGCCCCCGCAACATGTTTTTATTCTGGTCGTTCCCATTGTACCCAATACACGTAGTCGAACGTACATAGCGTGAAAACAAAAATCCATCCGTAAGGTACAGCATCAACCATAACAAATACTGCATGTGTATAGTCCAATACATTTATGGGTTTAAATGATTTTGAAATCATAAGTTTTCCGTTTTAAAATTGAAAATAAATCGCGTACGAATTCAAAATATATAGAATGGAAAATGAAACCGAAGTTGAAAAAACAGACGAACAATATGAAGCAGAATATGAAGCGCTCAATGAAATGTTCCCTGATGCGAAATTTAGCATAGGGTTACCAATAGAAGAAATGAATGAGATTTTGACTGATAAAAAGCAGATCATCGTCAAACATACGTTTACTTGCTATTGTTGGGATAATCAACCCAAAGTACCTGTATATTATCATATAAAGTGTGAAGTAATGTCCATTAAAAATATATTACAAGAACTCATACGGCAAGATACACAAGAATATTATTGTAATCACAATCATCTGGAGGGAATCGACGAAACAAAAGATAGCGATTGCCAATGGGAATTATTTTTTGCAAGTTAGTTTATTCACGTAAAGTTCATACATAAAAATTGAATTGTTATTTTACAACACGACAAATGGCATAAAGATGAACAACCAGATGCCACCCGCCGTGTTATTCTACGACAAGACGATGAACAAGCAGATGCCACGCGCCGAACTCGTTGCGGGTAATATTCCGCCACCGGCGCGCCTCCGCCGCGCTGAGGCCGCGCCCCTCCCACCCGATCACGCTGAAGCCATCGTCATGACCGAAGCAATGTACCTTGAGTACTGCATGTACCACTCCAACACCGCTGCAAACGAACAACGTTTGAATTACAAATGATGGATTTGTTTGCAGGCATCAATAAAAAAATAATTAATATTTTTTTATTGGGTAACTTAATTTGTAACATTTAGGTTTGTTCGTCAGTACGCGGCTTTGTAGACCTCATGAGGTGACGGGTTTCACACATAAGTCGCTGACAGTTGACTCCAGTTACGCTGCCTGCCTGAATGGCGTGTGACTTGTTTTCAGATGGGATGTAATCAAACTCTACGTATTCTCCTTGAACAAGATATTTGTATTGCTCGTTCGAAACTTTGATTGACCCGTGGTGAACAAATACGTCAGTTCCATCCGATGCAGTAATAAAACCGTAGCCTGTTTTGTTGTTGAACCATTTGACGCAACCTGAAACACGTTGAGTACTCATATGACACTATATTATAGGTATTCTTTAAGTTCTTAAAGACAAAATATATTATTATTGTATGGATGCAGTTGATCGTGCCATGAATAACAACAACAATGAAAATATTACTACATTTACTTATAAAAAAATTCAACATAAGAAAATTTTAATTCTTAAAGAGTTGTTCAAGACCCCGACTGAACTTCTTAAAAAATTAAAACATTACAGACACGTGGATGAATTAACGGAGATCCGCGTAGGTTGTTACATTCGATGGATTCCAACAAAGACTCTTAAATTAACCAACGGAGGAATCATTATTAAAATCGACCTTACTGAATCAGGAATTAATATTGTTGTGAAAAATAACAAAAATTTGATTTTTACACTCAAGTTGGATGATAACTTTGTGTTCCAAAAAATAACGCCACAAGAAGACATTATTTTATCAGTCATCGACACGATCGATCACACAACATGATAAATATTTACGCACGACGCTTTTTACTGCGACGCATGTTTCGTTTACCGGTTTTTCTGTTCATTATTTTAATTTGTTTTACATTTGGATTTTGAACTGTACATCTCTCCCGAATAACATTCGTCTAAACTATTCACATCTATGCAAGAACGAACTCCATTCCATTCTCCTGCGTAACAAAACATTTTCCCAACATTTGGTTTTGGTGGTTCGATTTGGGTTTCAGAACTTTTAATTATGATTTCTGGAGACTCCTTTTTTGTTTCCAACGGTACTTGTTTCTTGTACTCCTTCAGATAATCGTAGAGTACCTTCAGATTATCGTAGAGTACCTTCAGATTATCGTAGAGTACCTTTAAATAAGGTATTTTCGGTTGAATTTGCAGAAATAAAAAAAATAAGATACCGCATGCTAACATAATCTTGATGATTGTTAAAACTCTCGACGGTTGTGGTTCAGGCAAGACGGTTTCATATGAATTCATCATGTATACTATAGATTAATATATT